TACCTTGTTTTTCTCCATTGCCATATAGATCAAACCTCCATCTCATAGAGTACTTCATACAATTCTTCCGAATCAATGAATGTTTCTGTTTTTGTATAATAAATCTCGTGCTGGGAAAGCACTGACTCCACCTGTTCTTCCAATTCCGGCTGCTTTTTGTCTGTGTACAATTCAATGTCCAGCTGTTTGCAACTGAAATATGCCAAATTATCCGCTGAAAATGTATTCTCTCCGGGAGATAAAAACAGCAGAAAAGGCGGTGCAGGACTCTCGCCCTCGGCAAAATGATGGTAGGCAAAAGGCAGTCCCATTTCCTCCATCATTTCTGCGATTTGTTCGTAGGTCATGACAAAGCCCCCTCAATCAAATGCTCCAGCAACTGCACACCGTTTTCTTCCGCAGGAGCAATATGCGGTTTGCCGGATACCCGACCTCCGCCACGCTTGGCGTGCCCCTTTTCCAAAAGGTGTGCCAGCTGATACCTGTTTTTAGAATGAACAATCATTTCAAGAGAATGGCTGTTTTCCTTTGTCTTTTTGGCAGTCCAGCTTTTTGAATACGCACCTGTTCGCTTTGGAGCATTGGCGGATATTTCATCTTTTACAGACTTTGCAGTTTTTCTGACCGCCTTTTTCATTGACGTATCTGCAAGGTCTGCATATTCCGTCAGACCTTTCATAATTTCATCAGCCATTGCATCAACTGTAGTCATCGGAAGCACCTGCCTTTCTTATCTCACCCTCGATTTTCATGTAGTTGTTGTGGTCGTATAAAGGAGTAATTCCGGTGACATTGTAGATGCTGTTTCTGAAGAGAATACGGAAATTGGTGCTGTTGATATTCAGCGAGGCAGGACTTTGACGAACGAGAAATTCAAGCTTCTGTACCTCTTTGGTAACTCCTGCATCCGTGGTTTCACTTGCTGTTTTTACTGTTACCTTTGCCCACAGAGAAAACGTCTCTTCCCATTTGGTGATATGATTTCCAATCTCATCAATAACAGTTCTATGTTCCAGAATAGTGATTCGCTGATTCAAAGTTCCGATTTCCATTACATCACACCCTCTCTCTGTGCAAACAAAATAGAACGCAGATTTAAGGTCAGTTTCTGATAATCCGGAGAACTTCTGTTTTCATAAAGATACCCAAGTGCGAAAAGCATCGCAGTCCGCACGGTATCTTCATTTTCAGCAAGTGTGGATTCGTCCATTCTGCCAACGTCCATTACCAGATTTTTTGCTGTAGAAAGCAGATTTTGAATCAGACTATCGTCCTCCTCATAATCCACTCTCAGATAGTTTTTCGCCTCTTTCAGCGTAATCATAGCATCACGCTTTCTTGATGGTAAGTGTCTTGATTGCTTCCGGAAGAATCAACTTGCCGTCCAAACGCTGCGAAGCAAGAAAACCAACCTGACCTGTCATGGCAAAGAGTTCATTCAGTCTCTTGAAAGAGCGTCCCTGTCTGTCAGCTACCCAGTAATAGCTAAAGTCACCGAATGCCATGCACTTGTTGCCTGCCTTGATTTCCGGTACATAGCTGGATGTCTTGTAAGGACGATTGAGAATGGTATCCGGAACACCAGCCTGCACAGACGGATTCCAGATGTAATTGCCTGTGTTGTCCTTCAACTTGCGAAGAGCTTTTACGGTAGAATCATTGAGCACCCATACTGCTTTCTTGCGATACGGGCTTCTCAGAGAATAGAAGAGTTCCATCACATCATCAAATGTAATGCTTGCACCTGTGGTGGAAGTGCCGTCTTCCGCACCGCCTGTAGCATTAAAAATGCCGGTCGGTTTGCCCTTGCCATCACCAACGAAGAAAGCCTCTTCTTCCTTCGCACCGATTCTTCTTGCAAACTCCTTTGCAATGTATGACGGCAAATCAAATACAGAATCGTTAAGGAGTTCTTCGGAGATCTTGATCGCTGTTCCAAGCTTATATGCGGAAAGCGATGCCTGTCCGAACGTATCATCAGAAAGAGAATACTGCTGTTCTTCGTCCATCCAGACAGCCTCACCCTTGGAAGTCACAATTGGAATCTTGCGGTCGCCGTTGGAAGTTTTGATAACTGTTGCCATCTGGCGGAAAATACTCTCTTCCTCCAACTCTTCCACCAGTTTTCGTTCGTGAGGTAGCAGTGTGCCGCCTTATCATCTTTCGATGACAGGTTTGCACAAAGCCCCT